GTGCAGAGGTGGCTGAAGGCGGTCGGAATTTAAAAGTCAAAATGACAAAGCAAAACGCAAAAACTGAACAAACCCAAATGTCAAAACTACTCTATTTTGTCATTTGGCATTGTTTAGGACTTAGATATCGGGATTCGGAATTTAGCCCCAGGGCAGCCAAAGGAGGCTTGAGAGATGACTGACTTCAACCCATCGCATCTGAACCGCATGGATACCCAACGCCTCGCCGCTTACCGCTCCAACCTTGATTTCTACCAGGGCGCCCACTGGCCCACGCAGTCCCGACACCGCCAGCTCGTATTCAACTACGCTAAAGTCTCCATTGATAAGGTCACCAGCTTTCTCATGCAGGGATTTACCTTTTCCTGCTTCCCGGCCAAAGAGGACAAGGACGTTTTGACCAGGGTACGACGGGCCGAGCAGGTCCTCCATCAAGTGTACCAGGAGAACAACCTCGCCCAGCTCGATTACGAGACCGAAATCGACACCGCCATCCTCGGGGACGGCTGCTACAAGGTAATCTGGGACCATGATGCCCAGCGCATACGGATCACCGCCCCCGACGTCTCGGGGATCTTCGCCTGGTGGCTGGGAGACGACCTTTCCCGTGTCTGGCGGGTCGCTTCACGATACCAGCTCACCAGGGAGGAGATATACATGCTTCATGGCAGGGCCATCGAGAAAAAAACCGCCTATGTCACCGAGGCCTGGACCGATACCGACTTCGACCTCTTTGTCGATACCGAGCTTATCGATTCCAGGCCCAACCCCTACGGCTTTATCCCCTTTATCATCTTCCCCAACACCAGGGACCCCAAGCACTTCTGGGGAGTGTCCGATATCCCTGTTATTGTGCAGCCGCAGCGGGAGCTTAATAGAGCTTTGAGCCAGTTGTCCAGGATATTAGAGCTGTCGGGAAATCCCATCGCCGTGCTGGAGAACATCGCATCGGCTGAGGACATCAAGGTCCAGCCCGGCGCCCTGTGGACCATACCCGAGGACGCTAAGGCTTATCTCTTAGACTTGCTGCAAGGCGGAGGCGTGAGGTTGCATGTGGATTACATCGATTTGCTATACCGTGCCCTGCACGACGTGTCGGAGACGCCCCGGGCCGCCTGGGGAGGCGTGGAGAAGGAGCTGTCGGGCGCCGCCCTGCGGATCGAGCTCAGCAGCCTCGTTCAGAAGGTGGTGCGGAAACACACCATCAGAACAAATGTTTACTACCAGCGTAACGCCATGATCTTGAAGCTGGCGGAAATGTTCATGAAGGAGAACTTTGCCGACGTCAAACACCGCGTGGTCTGGGGGTCCATACTACCCCATGATACCGACCGGCAGGCACAGACCGAGCAGTTACTTGTCCAGGCCGGCGTCCACAGCAGAAGGACGTCCATGGACAATATGGGGATCCGGGACCCCGACCAGGAGTTCCAGAGGTGGTTGGAGGAGAGGAGAAAGATCCTGGCAATGAATCAGGAGTTTAAGGCAGCGTCCACCCGTGGCGGAGCGAGAGAGAGGGCAGTTGCTGCGGAGATGGAAGCTCCCGACTGAAGTCGGGAGCCTGAGTAATAACTCAAACCAAGGAGAGAGATATGGAAAACGAAGAAATTAAAGAACCCGAAAAGACACAGGAAACCCCGGAGAATCCCAACGAGGTTTCCACCCCCGAGGACCTGGAGGCCATCAAGTCCCAACTCGAGGAGGAGCAGAAGGCGAAGGCCGCTGCCGAGGCATTATTAACCGAGAAGGACGGCCGCATCGCCGAGCTGGAGGCCTCGCTAAGCCAGGAGCAGAGCGAGCGCGAGCTCGCCCTGGCCGACCTGGCCGCCACCAGGGAAGCCAACACCGCAGCCGTCGCCAAGTACCTGGACGCCGTCAAGGCAGCCAACCCTACCATCCCCCAGGACGTCATCGCCGGCGATACCATCGAGGATATAGACGCTTCGCTGGCTCAGGCCACCGCCATCGCCGAGCGTGTCCGGGCCCGCCTCGAGAATGAGGTTAAGGGCACAAAGGTGCCGGCGGGAGCGCCCGCCCGGACGGGCATCGACATCGAGGGGCTTTCTCCCCGGGAGAAAATCGCCGCTGGAATCCAGCAAAAAGGAGGAGGAACAAGCTAAACATGAGCATATCTTTAGCAGAAGCAAGCAAGCTCTCGACCGATATCCTGCTTAAAGGAATCATCGAGACCATAGTCAAGGACAGCCCCATCTTACAGGAGCTGCCCTTCATCCAGATCGTGGGCAATAGCCTGAAGTACAACCGGGAGAAGACTCTGCCCACTGTAGGCTGGTACGCCCCGGTGACCGGCACCTGGACGCAGTCCGAGCCGGCTTTCGAGCAGTGCTCTGCCAGCCTCTGCGTCCTTGGCGGAGACGCCGACGTGGACAACTTCCTCAAGGCTACCAGGAGTAATATCCAGGACCTCGAGGCCGCCGTCATCGAGCTGAAAGCCAAGGCCCTCAGGAACGAGTTCGAGAACACGTTCTTGAACGGAGACTCGGGCGTGGACGCCAACCAGCCCGATGGTCTGTATAAGACCATGAAGGGCACCGCCTGGACGGCCGACACCGCTATGGAAGTTGGCGACATCGTTGTCCCCACGGCCGGCAAGGAGAACGGTTTCCGTTATGAGTGCACCGCAGCAGCAGGCGATAAGAAGACCCACGCCACCACTGAGCCCACCTGGCCCACCAGCGAGGGCGAGACCGTGGTTGACGACCAGGTCACATGGACCTGCCGCTACGGCAACCACCTTGGCATGGCCGTCAACGGCGCCACCCTCTCCCTGGCTAAGATGGACCAGCTAATCGACCTCGTTCGGGGCGGCAAGCCTGATTTGCTCTTAATGAGCCGCCGGTCCCGCAGGAAGCTCGCAGCGCTGGCCAGGGCCCAGGGCAGCAACCTGCAGGTCGGCCAGGGCAAGCTCGGCGAGTTCGTCGAGCTCTATAACGGCATCCCTGTCCGTGTCAACGATTGGGTTAAGGATAACTACACCGTGGGCTCCAACGCCGATTGCTCGGCCATCTTCGCCTTCCAGATGGGAGAGGGCGCCGTCTGCGGCCTTACCAGCCCCGAGATGATTCAGGTCGAGCGTCTCGGCTCCCTGGAGACCAAGGACGCTGCCCGGACCAGGGTCAAGTGGTATGTGTCCCTGGCCAACTTTTCCATCGTCAAGGCCGCCATGCTCACAGGAGTGAGAGACTAATGACTGTGCCCCGACCTGTCGGGGCTCGTGTTTCACCTCCTTTTTACCTTTGGGGGAGGGAGGGGGAAGGTCGAACCCCCTCCCTATCCTCAATTCCCCTCTTAATTTAATAGGGGAAAGGGGAGTTATGATATGAACCTAATCGAAATGAGAGCCCGGGTCCGGGAGGACCTCCAGGACACCGACGCCCAGAATTACCGCTGGACGGACGACGAGGTGGACGGAGCCATCGACAGGGTAGTCACGGAGTACTCCATTCACGCCCCCATCGAGCAGCAGGGCGATATCGCTACCACCGACGGCGATACCGAGCTCGATATCTCCAGCCTATCGGGCTTGCTCGGCGTCAAGTCCGTTGAGTTCCCGATCGGCCAGACCCCTAAATACTACCAGCGGACTGAGTACTGGGCCGGCCACCTTTATATGCAGGACAAGGGCAACGGCAACGACGCCCGTATCCGCTGGCTTAAGAGACACACCCTGGACGCCAGCTCCACCACCATTCCAACAGAGCACGAGGAGATTATAGTCCTCGGCGCCACCGGTTACCTGGCCATGTCGGCATCAGCTTCCACTGTGGACACAGCCTTTATCGCCGGTCGCTATGGCACTACCAGTTATCGGGCCTGGGGTAAGGAGCGGCTTGACCGCTACGACAAGAAGCTCAAAGCCATCGCCCGCACCAGCCGAGTAATCCAGAGGACATTCTATACGGAAGATTAAAATGCAAAATGAAAATAGCAAAAACACAGAGCAAAAATCAAAATCTTTACATTTTAATCTGTCATTTTGATTTTTAACTTTTGAGGTTCGCTTTATGATTGAAGTCGGCATCCTCAAGAACTTCGACAACGGTACCTACAAGGCCGGCGTCCAGCTCGCAGGCTCCCTCACGACCTACTTCGACAACGTCAACGTCGCTAAAAACATACCGTCGGCAGCCATGGTCGTCGGCAACTATGTTATCGTGGCAATTCCCGGAGGCAACCCCAGGGACGCCGTAGTCATCGCTGTATTTACCCCATAAGGAGGAAATATGAGCAAAGTCAAAGAAGCACTCGAAAAGGAAAAGACCAAAGAGGGACTCCCCAAAGAGGCCTTCGCCATCGTCGGCGACCCGCATGATCCTGGCACCTGGAAGCTCCCCCATCACACCAGGGCCATCTTCAGAGCTCTCCAGGGCCGGTCCCGACCTTGTCGAGGATGCTCGATAGAATCGGCACTCGATATCGAGAAGACCGTGGACTGGGACCGCATGCCGGCTGCCGTCGCCGCCCTCAGCCCTGGCGGTTACCGCGGGGAGAGGGTCCGTGCCTCCGAGGAGGACATCATCAAAGCCGCCCGGCATTTAGCCAGGCATTATGAGGCAGCGGGCAAGTCCGTCCCCGACACCCTGGGCGCCCTAATCTGAAAAAATAGGGGGAGAGAGGTCTCTGAGTTATTATGGTGTGGTCGAAACAAAAACAGGGGCTTTCCTGAGCCTCTCAGAGCTCTTCTACTGTCATTGCGAGTCCCGATAAATCGGGACGAAGCAATCTCGAAGGATAAGGAGTGAACATGGCACAACAACAGAATCCTTCCAACGGAAGGACTAACCCCGACTTGGTGACCGTTTTCTGCAACTTTTTCCGGGCAGCCACCAGACCCGCTGTCACCATCATCTTTGCCGCCGTTATCGCCCAGGTCGTTATCGAGGGAATCGATGCTCCTGAGTGGTTTATTGGATTAGCCTTGAGCGTTATTGGATTTTGGTTCATTGATAGAGGAGTCCATCACTGGAAAAATAACGGAGGCTCTTAGTTGTTGGTTTTCGATTTCCAGCTGACGAATTCGCTTTTGAGCCGCTTGCAAGGTGAGATGACCATGGTGGCTTTTCTTGGGCATAGCCATAAGGTTAACAGGCCGATTGTCGTCTCTTTTCCCATTAATATGATGCACAATCCAATCTTCTGGAAGTGGCCTGCCGTGAGTATTTTCCCAAATCAAGATATGTTCAC